AAGTGATGAACAGTCTTCTAACATTGATTCTATCAAATGCTGAAGGAGCAGATAGTCCAGTTTTGTCACCAAAAAGAACAGTACCTTGACCTGGGAAGGTTGCAACAGGATTAACTCTTGCTCTGTACAGTTCGTCTCTTTGTGCTTGTGTTGGATTAAATGCTAACTTAACTGCGCCTCTAACAATACCTCTGTTAAGACCCGCTGGTGAGTACCAAGCGTCTGCGATTAAGTCTGTTCTTGCTGATAGGCCAGCAGTGTCACCATTTAATGGTACATATCTATATACGTCAGCGTATCTGTCGTACATGTATTTGTAACCACTATCAAACATAACATAAGAAGATGAGTTAATACCATTAAAGAATGATACAACGTTACTCTTTTGTGTGTTTGCGTCAGCAACATTAACTACATCACTTCTTTCAGGAGAGCAAAATACTATTGCGTCTTTTCTGTTTTCTGCGATTGTAATTAGGTTACCGATATGTGTAGCGTCACCTGAACCTGCCATGATTAGACCAACATCAACAGTTTCAGCGTCTGCAAATTTTTCGTAAGCAGTTCTTTTCTGTCCTGTTGTTGCAGCTGAGCCGTCTGAACCAGATTGTAATGTAACGTCTGAAACAGATGTTACGTCTGTATATACAGTGTTGGCTGCCGCTTGTCCCCAAGTAGTACCTGAAGCGTTGTGGTCCATCCAGTAGATGTAACTTGATTGATTGTAAATTACATCAGGATAGTAGTTAGTAGAACCTTGAGCTGTTTTAGAGTCTGAAGCTTTTGAAACTGCTCCGTACGTTTCTAAAACAGAACCTTTAACACCACTAATTGAACCAGTTGCGTCAATTACAGCGATATGTAGTTCGTCATTTGTTCCACTTAAACCTGCAACATATGGTGATGTTCCAGGTGCTTTGTCAAATAAATCGTAATGTTGCCATCTTCTTCTTACTTGAGCACCGTTAGTTATTACTTCATGTAATCCTGAAGAGTCAGAAGTTCCAAAGTATTGAGGTTCTTCTTTTCTAACAATGTTTAAGTCATTAGTTGAAACACTAATTACTCTATATTCGTAGTTGTCTCCAAAGTTAACTATGTCGCCGGCTACAATCCCAACTGCTGATGTTACAGTAACAACTGTGTCACCAATTGAAGTGCTTGCGTCATTTACAGTAGTCTTATTTGTTTCTTCATAAGCAGTAGCTGAAGGACATGTAGAAATTTTTATAGAATTTCCCCATGCGCCTGCTGTTCTACTAGCCCAAAGACCTACTGAAGCTGAACCGTCTGCATAATTATTTTGGTAGTCTGTCGTATTCTTAATTACAAATGCTGAACCTGTCTCGGTTGCATTTGAAACAGATGAATTCTGTACACGGACTACTCTCAAAGCGTTAGAATATTGTAAGTAGTTTGAAGCAGTAAACCAATCTTCAAAGTTTGAAGTGTCGGGTTTACCAAACTGACTTACTAATTCTTGCTCACTAGAAACACTTACTACTTCGTCTAAAGGACCTTTGCTAGATTTGATAGCAATTGCGCCTATTGATGTAGAAACAGCTGGAATGATTCTTGTTAAGTCTTTTTCCTGTACGAGAACACCTGGTGATACTTGAAATGCCATTAGGTTATCTCCTTTTAATTAGCTAATTATTAATTTTAAAATATTCAACTCTCGTATTATTCATACGCCCATAGTCAAAATTCAATCCTTACTGATATTTATAAGACCTAGGAACCCTACAATCCTTTGTGTGTGACAACCGGATGCCAGACCGTACCATATTCATCTACTTCACTTTTTTCGTGGTCAGGTATTCCGTCATCAACAAAACCAAAGGGAGCCATGTCCTGTTCTATCAGTGCTTCCTGTTCTTCATATAACATTTGTCTTGCGTTAGTATTCGTTAATTCTTTGAAGAATGGCTGATTTGACAACCAACCGAATATAACACAACACATAAACAAATCGTCATGGCAACCCTCTTCAGCTTGCCAACTGTTACCTCTTCTTACAAAGGTACTCATTTCTTCAATTACATTGAAATCATTAATTATAAGTTTGTCGGATTCAATCAATGTTTTAATGTTAGCACAACCAATTTTCTTAATTTGTTTGGTCATTCGTACACCTAAAGATGTACCTCTACCACTGAACATTGCACCTAATATTTGACCAGCACGACCTCTTTGTGTAGTCATTAACAAACTGTCATATTCTAATTCAAACTGTAATGCTTCTGCAATCTGTTGACCAAGGTCATTGACCTCAACCAAAACTTGTGCGTGATTATATGCGTCACAAACTTTCTTAATAATATGTGGAAACATTAGAGGTTTAATATCATCACTTCTAAATTTAGCGACAATTCTGTAAGGCATTTTTGTTACATCAAAGATAACAAATGCTGAATAATCTTTTCCTACTCCTCTAGCAACGTCAACTGTACAAACATATGTTCTACCTTTGACTGGATTCTCAAATACATCTACATTACCACTTGACGTTAATGGCGTCATATATGTTAAAGTTTTAATTTTAGCAGGACTAATAAGTGTATCTACAGAACCTAAAAACTCACACTCAAACTCTTGTTGAAACTGCTCAGGTGAGGTGTTTCTAATTGTTCTTTCTTTCCATTCTTCGTCACGACCAGGTACTTCTGACCAGTGTACTTCAATAGGAATATAATCGTTTCGTTTATTCTCTGCGTCATTCCATAGTTTATAAAACATATTCATACCCATTGGTGTGGATACGATAATCATTTTAGTTTTTTGTCCAGATGAAATTGTAGGATAAACTGAGCTAAAAAATGCCTCGGCAATATTAGCCGGTACGAAAGCAAACTCGTCAAGGAAGATGATGTTAAATGAACCACCTCGAATCGCACTTGATGATGTTGCAGCTGCCACAATGACTGACTTGTTTTCTAGTTCAATGTTACCTTTGTTCCAATTGATTACACCTTGTTGTAACCATTTTGGTAAATTTTCATAGGCAAGTTGTACTCTTCCAAGTATGTCTCTGGCAGTTGAAGATTTGTTAGCAAGTATAGCAATATTAGAATTAGGATTGAATAACGCATAATGCAATAAGTAAGATACTGTTGTTGTAGATTTACCTGATTGCCTTGGCAACTTACAGATAGTAAATCTGTTATCATGTATTGTCTGTACAATATGTCTTTGAAAGTCATACATTTTAAAAGGCACAAGACCATCATCTAACGATACAATACGGATATAATTTTCCATAAAGTATAGAGGGTCGTTAGCACACTTTTGATATTCTAAAATTTGTTCTTTAGTAAACTCTACTGGTGTGTTAATCTTTTTAAGATTAGGATTTCCTAGATATGCGTCTGTCATTTTTTGTTAAACGTACTTTCCGGTATACTACTTGGTTTTTTCAAAATATACACCTCTTTAAACCATTTATAAAAGTCCTTATCTCCAAACATGTCAATAAGGTCTGCAACACAATATTCATCTTTCCATATTTCATCACCAATTATTCTATAATCAGTAACGTCTACCCTTAACCTGTTGCGTGGTGGAAAGGTAGCACATAACTCTAAATGATTAATTCTATCATGTTCATAACCATCAGCGAACATAATAGTTGTCTTTATCACTTTATAACTATTGCCTCTATATGTGTATAACCTAACTGTATAGCTGCATTTACTCTCTGACTGCCTCTAAAGGTAGCGTATGGATAATGTTTATACGTGACACCATTGACACCACGTTTCTCGCCTGTGCCTTCTTTATATTCCCATACTTCAATCGGATTTTTTAATTCTTCGCCATCTAGTAATTCTTTTAGAGGCGTCATTTGTTTGATGTACTTTATATTGTCTAAAGGTACAACAATCTTTTGGTCACTACTTAGCTTTGCCTTCAATAGTTTCATTTTCTAAACCTTTCTCCATTCTTGACTCTGGTGTTTCTTTTCTATTCAACATCTTTTGTAATTCTGCTGTTGAACCAACAAACAAAGCATTCTGAATTTTAGTGTCGGCATTTTTAGTCTCTGACTTTAAATCTTTTAATTTCTTTTGTAAATCTTGTAACTTATCTACAGTACCAGCAACGTTGGCTATAAGTTGTCCTGCAACCTCATATGCTCGTGGGTGTTGGCCTTCTTTTGCAATCTCTAATATACCTTCAATTGCTTCGTTACCTTTATCAATAAGGTTGTAGTAGTTCTCTCTACTATTCTGATAATCGTTATCTATATCAGTGTCTTTAGGGTCGTTTATTCTAGGTACGGCTGGTGTTTCTTTAACAACCATTTCCATTGCATTTTCAGGTTGGTCTTCTGCAACAGGATCCAAACCTAATATTTCATTAACTGAATTCTCTAATTTTTTGTTCATAATTTTTACTCATCATTTCCACTGCTCGGGTTAAAACTCTTACCATCTGTAAAGTTCAATATTTGTGTTGTAAAACCAAAATCATCATCAGCGTCTGCCGTTGTAGGATTTGGTGTAATTATAATTCTTTCTTCTCTACTTGCGTCTGGTAAATCAGTATGTAAATCATCTTGTACTTTTTTAATAACTTTCTGATTACTCATAGGACCAAATAGATAAGTCTTAGCAGTAAAGTTTAATGTATAGATTACTGCTCTTCTTTGTGTGAACGTACCATTATAACTGTCTTCGTAATTTACAGTATTTAAAATAATAGGTATATCTCTTTTGATATTCATATCAGGAACCATGTTAACTGTTACTGTTAAGTCTGGTTGAAAGTATGGTAATATTTGTTCAATAATCATTAGACCATTTTCAGCAGTTGCTGTAAAAGAATATAGTGTAAAATCTATATTATATGGTACTGGTGTATAGTTAAAGTTTAGAGTCTTACCATCATCCGTCTCTTTAACAATTCTATGTTTTTGTGTTCTAGTTAATTTTCTACTTGCGTCATAAGTCAAACCTGTAATTTCAAAACCCATTCTAGGTAATGTGGTTGCAAATGCTCTGTCATCTAAATTTGATTGTTCGTCAAGTCTAACTAAAAACTTTTCTTTTGGCGCATATGCCAAAGGCACTCTTATTCTTGAGGTTACTGCACCTGTAGATGATTTGTTTTGTATAATAATATTATTAAAAATTTGACCAAATGCAATAGTCAATCTTCTTAACGTCTCGTTATAATAGTGATTACCAAACATTATTCGTCAACCTCCCCAAATGGATTTCTTTCTGTAAAGTCAAGTATGTCGTCTGATAAATTACCTACTGTGTCATAACCTGCTTCAGCATTTAAATCTAAATTACTTGCATATGGCGATTGTGTCTGAACGTTTGAACCAGTTGTATCAGTATAAGTTTCTAACATCATTAATGCTGGTTGACCTGTTGAAAAATTGTGATAAGATTCTAATTGAATTGAACCATCGCCTGTTAATACAGTTTGACCACTTTCTAATTTTTGTTTATGTAACAACATATCAAGACTATGGTCATCTTCATATTGGTCTAATACTTCGTTACCTGTATCAATCTTTTCGTTAGAATATTCCCAACGTGTAACTCTTAATTTGTAAACCGGCAAAGCACCTAATTGAAAGAATGGTTCCTGGTCTTCTACAAATAAAATCTCAAAGAATGATTGCATTAGAGGAACATATAAAATATCTCCCTCGTTTGGTCTGCCTGAAGCAATTAAGTTAGCACTATTGGCTACTTGTGCCTCAAAGGCTCTTTTAGTGACAACCAATGTAGTGTCGTCTCTAATTTCTAAACCGAATTTGTTTATGATTTCTTGCTCGCCTGCAAATCCCTCATTAGTTTCAAAGTACATTTCTGTTAGGTATGAGTCATCAAACCTACTAGAAGTATCTTCTCCTAATACAAGGTCTCTATTAACTAGTGTTCTCGGTAGGTAGTATATGTCTTGTCCAAAGATTTTAATACTTTCAACAATCAGGTCTTCTTGTAATCGCTTCTCTGCTTGATTACCAATCCCTCTACCACCTTGAAAATAGTGATTTACAGTCATGCTTTATTATCCTATAAGCATTGCTGGATTTAGTTCAAATGTGCTTCTAATTTCAGTTTCTAACTTTTCTACGTCTTGTAAAGCTTCTGTATAAATTTGTTGCCCATTCAATGTAACTCCACCAATCATTGCAATGCCATTAAATTTTGCAAGATTAGCACCCCATTGTTTTTTAAACAAAGCAGTAACATATCTCTTTAAGTAAATGTCGTTATACACGTCTGTGTACACGGTCGGATCCATCTTTCTATAACACTCAATTACCAAGTATTCATCTACTTGTAAATCATTCTTCCAGTCCATATCAATGTACAGTCTGTTGTCGTGTTGATTATATCTTAATGGTTTTTCACCAACTAGAATATGGTCCAAGAAGTCTAACTGTCTCATTACCACATCATAGTTAACTACAGAAGTTGAAGAAAAATCATAAAGGTCATTAAGTCTTAATTGATATCTAACATCAAATAAATTTAAAGAACCTTTACTTGAAAAAGGAAAGATATTAACAACTGAAACAACACTATCAGGTACAACGATATATCCTTGTCCTTCTTCCCAAGCAGTAGTAACACCGTTTTTGGTTACCGACTCACTTGAATTTGTTGTTACTCTGTCTTTATCTGCTTGTGTGTATTTGTACTTTAGGTAAGTTCTACGAATTCCATCATAGTGGTACTGTGCGAAATATTGCAATGCTTCATCAATTCTATCTTCTAATTGATTATCGTCTGCGTTTATTTCAATAACAGGCTTACCTAATGCTCTTAAAGCATACTGTTTTAACTGTTCTCTACTTGCTGGTTCTGCCATAAATTAGTCCCTTTTGGTATATTTATAAGAACAGGAATACGTTAAAACAGTATGTGTTCAATTAAAATTTATACTTAATACTTGCTAATACCTGTTGAGTATCAGTGTAATCTGCACCAGTAAACGTTGATACACCACCTTTGTCGTGGAAATATAACCCTACTTCTGTAACTTTATTGTCGTAAACTGCACCAAAATAATTACCTGTATAACCTAGGTCATCATTCTCTGTTCTATGTGCTGTCAAATAAGTATTATCAGTTGTGTTCCACATCATACCATAATCGTATCTGTTTTTACCTGCCTGAGCGCCTGTGTCTTTGTCGTCCCACATTTCAGCACCCCATTGAACAGGAACACCCCAACGTCTTAATGAACCACCAACGGCAAATCCTTCTTGTTTAGTATCTTTAGAATAACCAGCTGCGTCACTCGGTGTTTCAATCACCATGTATGAGGCGTCTGCTAATCCTAAAAGACTAACGGTACCGTTGTAATAATATGTATCTCTATCGTTATCAAA